AGCATTGATGAATGCTGCGAAGAGATAACTGGTCACACTAACTGGTCATATGCAGACAAGTCTGATTATGAAAAGATAATGAGCAGAAGAAATGGCGATCACCCTAACAGTGATAGGATACATTCTATCGTTGTATTTTATAATGATGAAGAGGAGGAAGAAAAGTGAAAACATTTATAGTTAAAACTTCTTCAATACTTGTTGAAGAATTTACAATAGAAGCTAAATCAGATGATGAAGCTAGAGATAAATGGTGTGAGGGTGAGTACTTAGACGTACAACAAATAGAACAAATGAGTACTCAAATAGAAGATACTTGGGAGGAAGAAAAATGAATGATAAAGAAAGTTGGGATTTACAAATAGCATTGAACAAAGTTACATCTATGAAAGTAGATAAGTTTCAAACTAAATGTGAAGAACATAATATAAAGCACTGGGAAATGGATCATATGATTTATGACTTAGCAACAGCATTAATGAGGAGTAAAGAAAATGGCAAACCCTGAAGAAATAAAACGTAGAGGTTACTTATCATTCTTTAAAGATGGTGTAGCTGATGGTTTGTTTATAGGTAAGCAAGATGAGAGTAAATTATTTTCTGCTTATTATAAACAAGGATATGATTACGGAATAGTATTATGGAACAGACAAGTACAAATAGAAGATAATGAATGGGAGAGAAAAAATGGAAGATAGATTTGAAGATGTGTCACAAGAACTAGATGAACTAGATCGTGCAGGTTATGTAAAGATAAAAAGCTACTACGAATTTTATCAGGAAATATTATTCTATCCTGATAGAAATGACAACTTGCAACCTGCAGGTATGTCATCTAACCACAAAGATTATATCTAAACACTTGATATAATTAAATAAATAATGTATGCTGATAGCAGAAATGGAGGTTTCAATGACAGTAGATGCACGACACTCACCTATGCGTGAGGACTTTATCAGAGGTAGCGACATGGTATCTTTGATGCAAGGTAAATGGAATGAGTTATACAAGATCAAGATGGGTCAGATAGGTCGTAAAGATTTATCCCATTTGTTCAATGTAAATCTTGGTACATTCACCGAATCATTTAACATGGACTGGGCAAAGCAAAGTTATGATTATAAATTTTCTAACCAAGTACCATTCAAAAAACAATATGGCAGCATAAACCTACAAGGTACACTTGATGGATATGATTATCCCAACAATGTACTTATAGAATGTAAGCACACACATAGTCGCAATGACATGGAGACTGTGACTGATTTCTATATGCCACAGATTCAGTTCTATATGTATCTATCAGGTGCAAAGCAAGGACTACTATCTGTAATATTTGGTAACAAATATGATGCAGTAGTTGTTGATGCTAGTACTGAGTACCAAGATCATATGCTTAATCAAATCAAAATGTTTTGGGATTGTGTAGTACATGGCAATGAACCTGATGATGTTGACACTGTGATAGACAAACTTATGACAAACAAAATACCTATCAATGGTAAAACAAAACGAGATGTATCAAAGAGTAATTCATTTGTAATAAACTCAAGAATATATCTTGACCATGAAGGTAGTGCTAAACAATTTGAGATGGCTAAGAGTATGCTCAAAGAAGAGATCAAGCCTGATGAAGCAGAAATCTACAATGATGTTCTGTCAATCAAGCGAGATAAACGAGGGTCAATTCGTATAACAAAGAAAGGGTGAGTAGACCCAACTCACCCCTTCAACTATCTGTATAATGGAGGTTACACATGACAGATACTAAAAGTAATATCAAAAAAGCAGAGTCTAGTAAAGTATGGACAGTTAAGAAGCACACGATAAAGACTGCACTTCTTGAGTTCCAAAAACTTGCTGTCACTGCAAAGAAAGATGGTAAGAACCCACACTTTAGAAGTAATTACTCTACACTAGAGTCAGTTATCGAAGCAGTGAAGCAAGGCAATCAGTTTGGTTTGTTCTTTACCCAAGAAATGACATACGATTATATATCAAATGATAATGGATCTAATGTTGTAGTGCCAGTTGTATCAACTAAAGTTATGCACGAGCATGATGACACTGTCATTGAATCAAAGCTACCTATCATGTTGGCACAAGCAAACATGGAGAATCCACAGAAGATTGGATCAGCTATCACATACTACAAGAGATACACTTTGCAGAGTGTGTACGGATTACCTTCAGAAGATGATGATGGTAATGTTGCAAGTCAACCTACAATTACTACTTCCAAACCAAAAGTGAAAGGGGAAGATGATGGATTATGATAACACAGACAGAGGTAGTTTCTTTAAACCACGAGCAGATGAAAGTCTGCTTGTGCAAGGGAAGCTAGACAGTAATGGCACAGAGCATAGGATTGTCATTGTCAAAGCCTCACTACCTGATGGTGGTATTGCACGAGATGTCTATGCCAAAGTCGGTACTATGTATGAGAACGACAAGTCTCAGAACGAGAAGTCACCTGACTTCAGTGGTCCAGTGACACTGCCCAATCAAGACAGTCGCAGGATTGCTTGTTGGAAAACTGTATCCAAAGATGGCAACACCAAGTTCTTGTCAGCACGGATAGGTGACAAGACACCACGAGTCGGTGATGAACCAATGACATACGACAGCAATGGGGAGGAAATCAATGACGAAATACCCTTCTAGTGAAGCAATGGCAAGAACCCATGATCCTAAAACATCATGGGAAGCTGCCGAAAAAGTAAACACCAATAGACTTGAAAGAGTTGTCCTTGATGCAATCACTGCTCACGGAGAAAATGGTGCAATACATGATGAGGTATGGGAAACTTTACCACATTTAGGCAAGGTAAGAGAGGGAAGTATCACACCAAGATATGCAAGTCTTGAAAGAAAAGGTTTGATTTATCGTAATGGTGACACTCGTAAAGGAAATATGGGTAGAAGTCAGCTTGTGATGTATTCTTTGCAAAAAAAGGCTTGATATAAGAGGCATACAGAGGGGGTAAACACTCCCTCTAGTATGATTGTACCCTTGAATACAGTCTATTCACTAACACTTTGCATTTCTCCAACAAGTCTCATTGCTCTTGATGGTACTTGTTTTGCCCACTTAGAGTCAGTCATTTCGTATGCAGCCTCAAACCAATCACGATTATCGACTGCTTTCTTCATCTTATGAAAGCGAGAGAGTCTTGGTCTGCCCATATTGAACATCATATTGGCTACGATATGTTGCACCTTGACTGGTAGTACATCAAAATCAGGATAGATAAGTTTGCATTCACTAATAGTAGTAGCTAAATCTTTTTCAAAAAGTTCGTTAACTCTTTCTTCTGCCACTGGTGTACCAACTTCAGCATTATATTCTGTATCCCATTCAGTGATAAGATGTCCTATCCCACAAGTAGGTAAACCTAAATGATCTAGGTAGACTTCATTCTTTACACCCTCGTCTTGTTTAAGTTCATCTCTGAATTGTTCTATATTCATTTCGTCATACCTTTATACTTTTCAAATGTACGAAGTCCACCCAAACCAAGCATACCCATTAACACAGTCATCAAAGAACCCATATCAAACTCAGGCAATGCAGGTAAAGAGTAACCAAACATGGTGGCAAAAAATAAAATAAATTGCGATAAAACAAAATGCCACATCAAAGCAATACCACAAGTCCAACCAATGAAAGGTCTCCAAGATGCAACAAACCAGTGACGAGACTGTGCTTCCATCTTGTTTACTTCTATCTGTGACTTAGCAAGTTCTTGTGCATGACGTTGTGCTAGTGTAGCCAAGTCATGTGACAGTTTATTCTTGACATCTTTGTCCTCGATAAACTTACCAACAAGTTTACTTACTGGTCCTATCAATGCAGTTAACATTACTTACTCCTTTATTGTTTAAGTACTTCATTCAAACCAAAGCCTTCAAGCAAAACTAAAGTAAAGAATAATAATAATATACCACCTGCTATTAACTTGCCACTGAAATTAGTAGAGCCAATCTTGATAGCAACAAACTCATTACCTAATATTCTAAGTGATAACTCAAAGCTGTTTTGTCCTATGTCTAAATTAACAATTTTCTTTTTATCTTCTGTCATTAGTAAACCTTTACCTTACTTTCATCTACTTGAGGTACAAGTTTACATATACAATTATATTTTAAATTCTCACCAGTAGCACTATCATATGTTTGTTCACTTAAATATTTAGTATAGAATGTGCAGTCAGTAACATTCCTAAAGTATATGCTGCCTTGAGCCACACCATTCATATAACAAGCTAACATAAATGCTGTCATATTATTCCTTTCTTCTTAGCTACAACAAACAAAACACCAATAACACCAGTCAATACAGTTGCTATAAGAATACCTAATATAATTTTAAGAGCCATATCTTTTATGTAATCTTTACGTTTCTGTTGTTTAACCCTAGCTTCTTTCCTAGACACACGAGCATCAGCGCAGAATTGAATGTAGTCTTTATAGAGATTAGCTCTGCCATAAAGCTGCATATACTCTCGTAGTTTTTCTTGCTTAACTCGTATGGATTCAAGAGCCATAAATTCTTCAAGGTCATTGTCTGTCTTGCCTAAGAAGTTAGTCCAGATACTATTCTTTTTTTTATGTAAATCTTGTTGTAGTTTTTCTTCAGCACCTACAAAATTAGCGATTGCTGATCCTGCACTACTTAAATCTTTACCATTTTCAAGGGTTTGTTTAATTATTGCAAAAGCACTATTTGCAACCATAAGCATTTCAAGCATAGGCTACCTCACAAGTAAACCTATGAGTAAAACTATAGCAGTACCACTAGTACCAATCATTATATGTTCGATACGTTTTATTCTAAGGATAGTTTCTTTCCATCTCTCAGAACAAACTGCCTCGTGTGTATCTATCTGTGCTTTTACTTCACTAGCCTTAACCATTTACACCTCGTCTGGGAAATCATAAATGGGTGCATTACCAGTAGGCTCATCATCTTTCATAGGCACTACAAACAATGCTTTAAAAGCATCTAAGTCTGCACAATCAGTTATCTTATCTTCTATAGTTTTACTGGCTGTTCTTACTGCTGTTCTATAGGTACTAATATCAGATGGAATAGCTGTATCTGCTTCTGCTTTCCTCGTCACATACCAATCGCTAGATGACATAAGGCTATTAGCACTTATTTTAGTTTTAGCAATCCAATTTGATTTAAGACCTAACTGAACCCTTTGCTTTCCAGTCATAGGATCGTTTACTGCCTTGCCATCTTCATCAACTACGTTTACATCTGCTAGTTTACGTTCAATACCTTTCGCCCAATAAAACCTATCGTCATAACTTGTATCAGGATCAGCTTCTACAGATACACCCCACTTAGATAAGTCATCACTTGACCATGAAGATGACCAGTTATAAGGGTGCTTAAACCCATCATCATCTTGCCATGCCTTACCAACCTTGAGGTATCGTTCTTTATATTTATAAGCCATATCGTCTCCTATCTTGCATTAGCATACTTAAATGGTGCTTCGGCAAATGCCATGTATATAAAATGGTCTCCTGCTGCATTATTAAAATAGCCTGAATCATTTCTATGTTTTATACCGTTACTTACAAAATCCAATGCTATTCCTGTCGTATATTCATCATTACTTTCATTAGCTTCTAATACATTACTAAGAG